GCTCTTTAATTTTAGCCTGTATATCTTTAATTGTTGGTGAGATAGTTTGTACAACTATGTGTGATAACTCATCTTTATGTTCTTCGTATATACCATCATAATTATCTGTAGCTTCTTCTTTGCTTACATCAGCTACTATTTGAAGATGTCTACGATGCATATACCAATCTGATAACTCTAAAGATAAGAATAGTGTAGGAATTTGCCATTCTTTATTGATTCTGTTATTTACAAAATCCATACCTAATGCTATATTCTGGGCAAATGTAGTTTTGTTAGAACCTGTAGGTCCGAAAACAGTTACTAATTCACCTGGATATATATCACTATCGACATTTAATCCTAACATTTTAGACAATTTAATAGTTCTACCTTGAAAGTTAGTAGTAAGTCTTTCATGTAAATCCTGCTGCAATTCACCTGAACTCTTAACTCCTATTAAATAATCCTTTCTTTGAAAATGAATACAATTAGTCTTACAATGCTCTCTCATAATTTCATCTGAGCAAGCATGTTGATATCCATAATTATATGTATTTTCTACAACATCAATTATCTTCTTATCATTTAATGATTTATTATTCCAATGTAATAGTGATAACTTCGCAAAATCACTTGGAATTCCGTGCCTTCTAAAATGACTAGCTATTCTAAGTGCAGTTTTAGCTCGACCGCCTTCTCTTGGTCCCTTCATTAGCATATCTTGAACGCAAGGAACATTGTTCTTAGGCTCAACTACAGATTTCATAGATACTATTTTAGGAAGCTCATTAACTATATATTTATTTAATTGATTTGTACCTCTTAATGGTTGATATTGAAAATCATATCTCTCATTTTCTGCCATCTTTTTGATTCTAATCGGGTCATAGTTCATTAATTCCTCTTTAGTTAAAGGTATTTTATATAAATCCTTTTTCTTATTAATGGTATGCTGTACTCTATATATAGCTGTTCGTATATATACTGCAGGGTCTACCTCTGGGAATAATTTAACTAATGTACTCTTTACTTTTAATGGCAAATCGGGAGATGCTTCAAAACCAAACGCATCATTTGCTACTATTATATGATATCCAGTACCACTAAAGAATACCATATAAGAACTATCATAGACTCCAAAGTCTTCTAATTTATTAACTATATCAATAGTTTTTGATTGTGTTAGTTCATCAGAATTGTCTTTTTTATCTACATCAAGAATGATTTTATCTATATATCTCTTACCAAAGAAATCTCTTAAGCTACCTTTCGAATTTACATAATCCATTGCATCATCATCATAAAGATATGTGGAACGGAACAATGCTTCGTCTTTTTTAATATATTTAACTAAGGATTCTTTAGCAATTAGGAGTCCCCTATTACGAGGACTCCCTTGTGCTATTTCTAGATATTTCATTAAAGAGCGTCTATACCTGTGCCTGAAAGAGTTGCTTCTCCATCTGGAGTCACTGCTGTTTCAATATGTTCTTTAATAACATTCTTGCTTTTTAACCATTCAACATCTTTTTGAATAGTTGCTCTACCTATATTAGTGTTTTCCCAAAGCTTAGGGTATACTGTAGTGTATACTTTATTCGTTTTAGGGTTCTTCTCTTTATAGATATAGACTAAATAAGGATATGAATCTAATGGCTCGCTAGCTGCATAGTTTTCAGATAGAAATTGGTCAATAACTTTGATTTCTTCACCATCAGCATCTTCCCAAGTTCCTACAGTACTAATACCTGCAGTACATCCTAACGCACCAAACAAATTATATATTCTTTTCAAAACAGAACCACCTTTAATAGTTCTACCGTCAGTTTCAAAATCAAAACTTCCAGCAATCCTCATTAACTTAGGATATTTACTGTTTTTCTGTCTTAGTTCTACTTCGATATATACATCTGCCCAAGTGAATTTATCAAACTTATTTTCAAAGTTTGTTATTGCCACTTCCTGTATGCCTAAAAAGCCATTACTATTACTTTGACTTGTTTCGGCTGGTTTAAATAAAGCCATTTATTTAGCCTCCTTTTTATATATTAGATTCCAATCAAACTTGATGTCCTGACCTTTAAGATGAGAACATCTACTACCTGCTTCTAATGCACCATTGCCTTTGAAAGAAATTCGTAATTCCTCTGTTTCAGGCTCCCTATATACATATCCTATCGCATCACAATCAGACATAATCATATTCTTTAGCCTACCTGTAAGCTCTAAAGATTCTGGCTCTACCATATTCTGTCCTTCTACTATGGCTCTAGCCATCTTCCTATGTCCAACTATAATAAGATGTGGAGATGCTAATTTTAGGAACTTTAATGTTGACATTACTTTTTCACGATGCAAACCCCAACCTTTTCCAAACGGTAAATCTGCTAGTGCTGCTACTTCATTTTCCTCACATACTCTTTTTTCAGCCCAATCTGCTACCTTATCGATAGTATCGATGGCTACATATTTGTAAGGATTCTCTGAAGATAAATCACTAATAAAATCTATCAGTTCTTTACGGTCATTTACTTCGTGAATATAACCCTCTATCATGGATGAACCCTGCTCAGTATCAACGATTAAACAATCATCAAGATTACTGAGCATAGTTGTTTTACCAATCTTTGGCGGTCCATACAACAAGAGAGTCTTTGGATTAACCGATAACGGTTTCCTCTTGACTTTCTTCATTTACTACTCCATTTTTCATATTATGATTAAACCCTTCACGTACTACTTTGAAGGGGGACAACGACATCCAAATATACGAATAAAATGGTTTATTATGCAACACATTATATGCCTGTGATAGCCCGATTCCTGATACAGTTGTAGCAGTAAAAATAGTATGCTTTGCTGTACAAGGTTCATCACTTATTGCTGCACTTGGTTTCCATGTTCCGTGGAAATAATCACTGTTAATTCTTCCTACAGTAACTACTTCAATACCTAATGCACCCATTCGCATATCAACTAAGCATACCCTGTTAGGATTAGCTCTCCATTTTCTCCAAACACTTAATCGTGTTTCCATATTATCTGGAGCCATGAATACTATGTCCTCTAAGTCACAATCAGGAAACCATAATTCATTTTTAGCTGCAATATGAGTCCATTTGGCATTACAATATCGCCTAATTGATTCTGTTGCTGCTTCGACTTTTGGCTTACCAATCATACTATCAGGATATGCTGTGGTACTCAAGTTATGTTCTTCCAATGTATCATCGTCCCAAAGAACAAACTTCTTAAAACCCATCATTGCTGCACAAGGGATGAGCATTGAGCCCACCCCTCCTGCACCTATGACACTGACAGACTTGAGCAGTTTCTGGTCAATCAAGTCTTTATTACGCATGAATCTATTAGAAGCCATAGTATCCTCCTCCATTAAATAGATTAGGAGTATGATATCCTGTAAGCCTATATAGTTTATCCGCTACCTTCTTTAGCTCTGTTTGAACTTTTTCTACTTGTTCATTAGATGCTTTTCCTTGTTCGAATTGATTTCTTACATCATCATATTCAGCTTCTATTTTATCATACTTGCGTTCTAGTTTATCGATTTGCTTTTGCTTTTTCTTATGACTCAGATGGTCATAACCTGTGATTATTTGATTCCTATTTTTATTCCAGACATATTTTGGTTTAGAATCTGATTTCTTCTTAATTCTATTTGCCCATTTCTGCCATTCTTTGTCTGCTTTCACTTTAGGTGTGTTGATAACAATATCATCGCAATCAACAACATGTATTTGATTAAAATTATCTTTATAAGATATTGCAAATGCATGTGTTTTGCCTGGTATTGTTGATACTACTAAGCTAGGATAACCTACTTTATTGGCAGCTTCTTCTAATTGCTTAGTATCTGTGCCACTAAAGAATGCTCCACTGCTTATTTCATGGTGTGAATGTATCAATCCTAAATAACATTGACGATATTCAGGATGTAGTTTATAGATTTCTTTTTGTGCTTTAATGAAATCTTCACCACCCCATTCAGTTGAAGCTGTACCTCCTAAATCTAATGGGACTATACCTTCTAGTGTCCATTCTTCAGGAAATCCATCTTTATCTGTTTTATAACTATAAAAAGCAGGTCCAGACCATTCAGTACCTTTAAATCGCTTCAAAAGATAGTTGATGTGGTTTTGCACCTGGTTTAAGATTATAAGTTTCATTTCGTACCTCCATAAATAGTTGATTAAAGTGTCTTTCTAACCTTCTTAATTGATATTTTCTCATAGATATTTGCAAATCTGTTAGTTGTGATAATACAACTCCTAACTTGTCACAAATCTCTTCCATGCTAAAGGTTTTGATTGAGGACCAATCAAATATGTCTAATGAATCTTTTCGATTCCCATACATATAAGCAAGATATGCTTTTTTATCTATGATTTTATCAATATTCTTAAAAAGGGCTGTTTCTTTTGGTTCAAATTGTGAAGAGTAACTTGTACTTGATATTAAGAATCCAAGATTATCTTGAATATCGTAATATTTATCACGCATATCCTTATTAAGTTCTAATATTTTATGATATCTTGATATTCCGAATTTATCAGCAAAATAATCTCCACGCTTTAAATTTAGACATTTAGCTTGAGCTCTTTTAGTATTTAATATCGTTTCATAATGATTTTTAATAATTGCTAAGGCATCAGATGCTTTATCAATTACATCAGTATCATTAGATGCTTTTGCAATCTCAAATACACTTTGTGCTCCCCGTAATGCTGTTGTAGCTTTATCTAAATAATGATTCAAACCAGATTCTATAGTATTATGATTTGGACTGTTTGACCAAAACTCTTTAACTATTAAGAAACAAGAATATAATGGTACTTGTTTATCAAAGAAATCATAGACATGCTTAATTAAAATACCATTTCTATAACCTCTATCAAAATAATAGCCAAGCCATGTATTCATCTCCATAATTGAAGAATTACTACAAGTAGGTTCAAATGTCATAACATTTTCATCTTCTCTAAAGGCTTTTTTATGTCTTACCAATATTCTAGTTGGAACATATGTACTTCCAAAAACAGCTATTCTTTGCTCTTTATTCGGTAAACATATTTCCCTGCTATAATACCTTGCAGCAACATATGTTGAACGACTATTATAAGAGTTAAGATACGATTTGATGTTAGCTAGTGCACCCATATAATTAAATGCATATAAAGCATTCCAGATAGGAGTTTTAAAGCTCCCCCAACATGGTTTCCCATTTTGTATATGAGGATGACTAGCACTAACTTCAGTTTCTCTGCCGTAGATATTGTGTGAACCTTCATAAAAATAGATTCTAAAAGAATTATCTGCAGCTAATGAAATAACGCATCTATAAGTTCCCAATTCATACCATGTACCACATTTAACTTTAATATTATCATATATAACATCTATATGTAAGTTTCCTGTTTTATATCTAACATCAGATATATTAAATGCTTTGGTAATCATATCAACTTGTGGCTTAAATACTTCTTTCGGGTCCTTAACATCAGGATATTGAGTCTTTATTACCTCAAAGTATTTAAGGAATGCGTTCAATAGTTTTCTTTTCATAACATTCTCCGAATTATAAAGGGGCAACTTATGTCACCCCTTTGGATTATATGTTTTAACCAGATTTGTTGCTTTTCTTCATGATACTTAGAAAATCACCTTCAACTAGAACACTATTCACATTACATGATTTTACTGTTCCGTCTGCTGCAGTTAGTTCTAAGATACATTCAGTGGTGGAAATTCCACCTTCAGTTAAAGCATCACCTACTGTACGGAAACTCGATGTTTCTGTCGCTCTGTTACCAGTTGTGAATGATGATACCATAACTTTTGGATTACTATTGGCCATAATGACCTCCTTTTGGTTTATTTATTGTTAACAAAATTTGTGCCTATGTATTATTAGTAGCTTACTCTAACATCTCTTTTATTATTATTATGAGATTCTACATAGGCATTTAAAAGATAGAGCATAACATTGCTATACTGACTGACAAGGTCGAGAGGTAAAACAGGGTAGGAACGGTCATGAATAACCTTAAACCCAAAAACCCCTTTATGTTATGCTCTTATGAAAGTTTTGAGTAGCCTATCTACTAGAAGTGAAGAGAGGAGAACTAGTTTGGCTTGATAAACTACTCTAAGAATATGGAATTGTAAACAGGTTATATATGCCTACGTTATTGCGTTGAACGCTAAGTGTCTTCTCGGGACTTACAATATAACCTGATTACTCTCCCCCTACTTAAATATATCTTTATATATCTGATAGGCAGATAGTATTATAAAGAATATACATGTACAAATTAAAGCAGTACTCATAAATATAGCTTTCATATTAACATCCGCAAATAAAGCAATAAGACATTATGTCTAAATATACTTTAGCTAAGATATATACTATAACAGCTATTCCTAGACCACATAATACATTAATGAATCTAGAAGAACTTATTAGCTCCTTCATCTGAACCCCTTTTTTTGTTACGATTTGCTATTTTCTTTATTTGATTAGCAGTTCTACCTGACACTGATAATCTTTTATCGAGCTTTTTACGCTCTTGCTTCCTTAATTTAGCTTGTTTGTTTGGCATAATCAAACTCCTTTTTTACTTTTCTTTTTCTGCATAGTTTTTATAATACAATGCAAGTCTTTATATGGATTTCTATGTAAAAATTGCATATTATATTCATTTGCTTTTCTCCATTTTCTATCAGGAGCAAGCAAAGTTTTACTGCATCTTGCATATATCTCTAATAACCATTGCTCTACTGTATCAAACTTTCTGTTTACTATAAATATACAATTACCTTTTGCCATATTTTGAAGTGTAAATTGACATTTTTCTTTATATTCTCCGTATTTTGAATCTTTAAAAGCTAATCTAAAATGTGGTATTCTATTAGCTATAAAATGTTGTCTAACAGGAGTTAATATATTATCTATATTATAAGTTTTATTTTTCAATTTATCCTTCAATTTCTTTCCATATACTTGTTGTACACAGCTATATATTATTGCACTATAGTAATCATTTTTTATATCAATTTTAATACCTTTCTTATATACATTTATATCATGCGAATTCATATTTTCATGATACTTTATATATTCTTTAAAATTGAATTCTAAATTATCATAATCATCTAATAATTCTTTTATATTCATATTTTATCCTTTCCCTTTCGGGGTTAATATTAAGGAACATTAGTTTCTGCATGAAATACTATCAAAATATATTTTAATAGCTCCAATGTCCCTTAATAAGTTTATGAGAGGCTTGACCCTCGTTAGTAGGTGTAGCTACAGATTACTGTTATTAACTACTCGCCTGTCAATATCCTCTCATTAGTTTTTATCTTTCTCTTCAGTATGATTTGCTACCCATTCTTGTGATAATTCAGCTTCAGCTCCTATATCATATTCATATTGCTTTAGGTCTTCTTTATAAGTATCATAATCATATCCATTATAATCATTATTATAATTTGCTATATCTTCTTGAAAATCATACCCAAAATGACACTTTGGACATTGAGATATAATCTGATTACCATGTTCACATCTTTCTTGATAAATAGTGCTATTATCGAAGAAATTCAGTATAAAATGAGCTAGTCCTGCTCCTAATAATACTGTTACTACTACTGCTATAATAAATATAGTCATTATTTAGCTCCTTTTAGTTTAAATGAGAGAGACCACG